TTCTTATACAACAACTCATCAATATATAAATCTTTATCCCGCTTAGAAATGCAAACTAATGTAGACGGGTCAATACTAAATCCAAAATCCATACCGAATGCAATAAACTCTGCATCTTCCGGTGTTTCATCTACAATACCAATAGTGAATATAGTTCCTACGTTATTGCCAGGTAAACCTAATCCATATATCTTATAGTATTCAGGATTGATTGTTTTTAACCTTTCGATTTCCTCAATGATACTTTGCTCTAAGAAAGGATTATCTAAAAACGTTGAAACAAATAAATCACTTTCAGGATGTGTTTGTATTTCATTAAAGATATAATGATTAGTTCCGAACGATGGGTTATATGCAATAATAGTTTTAATACGTGTTCTGATAAATAACTGAAAGTAATCCTCTCTACTTAACTCATTACACTCATCTATAAATAAATAATCTCTACTACTACCTTTTCTTTTCTCTGAACTATCAATACTCATAAACTCTACCATACTACCATTATCAAATGTATATATGTGCTCAGTTGCAGACCAACTTTCTTCATCCCATATTTCCAACTCTTTAAGTATCGTTTGCCAATCTCTCATAATAGAAACACGCATTGAAGGAAAAGATTTTCTTACAATTGATACTACTATGTTAGGTTCTGATAATGCTCTTACTAATAACCATTGTAAGGCTGAATAACTTTTAGAACTTCTCGTCCCACCTTGCAGTATACAAATCTTTCTACTACTATCTATATCTCTATATGTCTTTGATGTTCTGACGTTGAGTTCCATCTAATATGTTTATGTTGATTGATTGTATTTTTGCATTTACTTCCATTGTGCCTGTGATATCTATACTTCTCATCTTAGGTAATGCGTATTCTAATAATTTAAAAGATAACTCAATTGCTTTCTCTGGATTTTTCTTTTTCAATTCTTCTAAATCAGTTTGTATTGTAGATAAAGTATTATTAACAGCTCTATTGATTGTTAATCTCATTTGTTCTGTTGTTCTATTTAATGCTCCATGCGGACGACCTTTACTTAATGTATGTCCTTTTTCAAACTTTGCCATATATTTCCACTATTTTAATGATATATTCATATATACTTAACCTAGCTTTTTTATTTTGTTAGTGAAAGGGATTTTGAATTGTTTCACTCATATGGTTTCTTATTTTCTTTATTGCTAAGAAAGTTGTACTCTTACTGATACCAATCTTTTTAGCTACTTCGTTTAGTGTATCTTCACTCATCCAATACATTTCATATAATCTTGCTGCCGGCCATAATCTCGTAATCTGTAATGATTTTAATTCACTAATTACATTATCATATGATTTCATTATCTCTATATCTCTTTGCTCATCATAAGGTGTATCTGCTTTATCCATAACCATTATATCACTTTCGTAATGATATCTTTTTAGCTTACCGGCTCTATTGTACCAACGGTGGCGAAGGAACTTTTGGCAGTAAATGAGGTTATAACTATTTCCCCACCATAACTTTTCTCTACATTCTTTTGCTAAATAAACATATAAATCAGATGTGAGTTCTTCACTCTCTTCAAATGATTTACATATGTTATAACTTGCTTTTAATAACCAGGTATGTGATTCTCTGTATAGATTTGTTAATCTTTGATTACATTGCTCTTGCATACTTCCTGTTACTTCATTATGCATCCGTAGATTCAGGATTGGTTTTAATATAATCATTTATTATTGTAACCGCTTTTCTCCATAGATTAGCTGAACTACCGCAGTTGCACGGTCTACCTTCTGTTGTATTTGCAATCTTTTGATAATTCTGCCAAACATAATCTGCTTTATCTGTTGGTATATTGTTCGTAATACCACCTAGCGTTTGTTTTAAGGTGTCCAAATCAATTTTGGTATATAACTTACTCATTTTATTTCTGCGTTGAATTTTGAGGTATATCTATTGGATTGTCTAAGTTTAAGAATTGTTTAATATGTGGAACAATTGGATGGTCACCTGGAAAGGTAATTCCTAATCCACTTAATACTAATACTAAATCTTCTGGCTTTTGTAATTTACTGAAATCTACTATATAGGCTTTCTTTGGGTCTATTTCGTTTGTAGTTCCGTTTAATGTGCTTTTTACTTCTATCATATGTTTTGTTTAAAAATTTATTCCATTACACTTACCATCGTAAGCTTTGTTTGTTAATCTATTCAACCATTGTTTTCTTTCACAGCAACCGCAAGAATCAGAATTGAAGAACTTCTTAGCAATAAATAAAGCTAAGAGTTCTCCTCTTCCTAAAGTAAGCAGATTGATTATGAACTCTACTACAGTCCCAATCTGAATTTTACTCAATATCTTTTTAATTGTTAACATTAAGTGATTTACCATTTAATTTCAAAGCAATAATCATTTTACTTTCAATCTCTCTTAATTCTTGTTTACTAATATTACCACACTCTTTAACTACTTCAAACAAATGTGCATCTACACCCCATATATCAAATGAAGAATATAGTTTAGGATAAGATAAATATCCTATTAGTTTATCATATGTAAATCTAGACCTATGTGATACAAATCTTACATTAGGTTTTCTTTTTGTAGAACCAATGTAAGTTTCACCTAATGGATTAACGATACGATATATGATACCATTCTTATTTGATTTCATATATTCATTATGAACCACCTTTTTACAATCAGTACAATATCCTTGTAGACCTGATTTATTGTTTTTAGATTTTGAGAATTGTGTTATTGATTTTAGTTCACTACACTTAGAACATTTTTTGTTTACCATTTCACTTTGTTTTATATAAGTATCATCTTTTTAGAAGATACGAAATTTATTTTACTTTACCAAATATTTAATCTTCTATTTCATTCCAATCTGAAAATAAAGAACTTACACTTTCATCTACAATTACATTTACATTTTTATTTTCATTTTTATTTACAAGTGTATTTACATTTACATTTACATCTTCATTTTCATTTTCCATACGATTAACATATGATTTAGATAATAAAGATATATCTACATCATCTTTCTTTTTTCTATTGTTTCTTCTACTTTCAGTATAATTTTTTCTCTTTTCAGCTTCTTCAAACATTCTTAAATTATAATAGTAACCATCAGATTGAATTGGAAACTTATCTGCTACTTCAATATCTTCATCAGTAAGATATATTTGTAAATCTTTAAGTGTCAGTTTTTGTTTCTGATGTTGTAAACAAAGTAAAGTAATATATTTACCTCTCTGTTCATTTGTCATTGTGATTGTTCCTACTAAGAAATCCTGTGTGTAGAATAACACTGCTGGGTCTTTTGCCATTTCATTTATGTTTTTATGTTATTGATATGAATATCACATCTATATTAAATATACTAAAAATATATTTCTTATCCAAATATTTAATACTATTTTTATTTCAGTATGTTAAATAGTGTTGAGGTCTTAATACAATACTTTGTTCTTCTAAAGAATTACACAAAGTGACCCAACTCCTTATAAAGTCCTCCTACAAAGTTAGTGCCATTTCTAAGTAGGAGGCATTTTTTTGCATAGCATAAAAAACCCACACCGATTAAGATGTGGGTGAAAGGGACAATTTGGCTAATAACCCTTTTATTTTTGTTTAATTAAAAAAGTTATGTTGTATACTTTCATACTTTATTCGTTTTTTATCCAATTCATTTTCATAATAAGATTTATTCCAATTTATATTTTCTATATTAGATAAATCATAATTCTTAACACCAACCATCCAAAATAGAGTTTCGTTTGATGGTGGTATGTTATCTATCATCCATTGCCAAGCTTTACTCTCATAAGTTAAATCAAATTCAAATCCATTATCTATCTGATGAAAGGTTTGATAAGATATATCAGATTTGTGAATATAAACCCCACCATTGAACTTTTGTTCGTTGGGTAATACATCATACCACTTTTTCTTATTAAGGGAAAAATAATCACTTAAAGCAACAATGTGAATGTTTTCTACACTCTTATTATATACACCTAATCCTTTCATTATACCTAATGCACTTAAACCACTCCCAGCAATACAAACTATGTTCTTAACTGATGTAGGAATGTTTTGGACTTGATGTGAAATAGTATCCATTACACTTTTACCATTCATACCAAACTTAACTCTAAAATAGTTATATTGTTTACACATCATTTCAACATCCTTTTCAGGTCCACTTAAATTAGTATTGTTTACTCCATATATATTTGCTCCAAACTTTTGTGCAATAGATACATTTATTCTATTGTAATCCATTTTATCATTATCGTAATGTGGAACTGATACAATACATTTTAATCCAAAGTGTTTTGCTACACAGGCTACAATTGTAGATTGTGGGGAAGGTAAACCTGCGGCAGTTATAATAGTTGATAAACAATTGGTTTTAATATGTTCCAAATTATCCTTTACTAAGTTATAACATTGTCTTACCTTCCCACCACTAATACCATCTATGGTGAATAAATCATCTCTCTTTCGTAGATAACCTTTATATTCATCAATAGGTGTTAAATCATTTACATTCATATTATTCATAATAGTTTTGTGAACCTAAGTTATCATCAAATATATCCTCAATGTTATTCCTTAGAATATTTACCACACCTACTTGTGTATTTGTTAAAACATTAGATTGAATAATTTTATCTATAAACTCTAACACCTCTTTCTTACTATCTTCATGGTGTCGGTAATTTGCACTTACACAATCTTCCAATCTTACTATTTCTGCTTTTTGTTTGGAATAACATTCTTCAGCAGTTAAACCCATTTGTTCAAATATATCCTTATATCCTTTTTTCATAATTACAATTTTACTTTTTTATTAATAATTTTATACCAACGGATTTTACCCAATCTTTTTAATTCAGTTAAGTTAGGGTTTAGAATATCCCTATCACAAAAGAATAGTGCCTGTTTCTCCGTATACGCTGAAACCTCAAATACTTTTGTATAAGTTCCTTTATCGGTTTGAAAGTTCACTTCAATAAAATACTTATTTCCGTTGTTTTTTATTTCAAAGTTTTTTTGAGTTTCAATTAACTCTTTTAATTCACTTTCATATAAAACAGTTTCTATTGGGAAAAACCTTCTCTCTATATCGGTTATTCTTTCCTCTAATGTTTTGTTCATAATTTATTTATTTAGTGTTTCTAATAACATTACTTCTCTGATTTGTTGCATTATTTCACTTCGTTGTTCAATATACTTACAAATTCTTTTATATGCATTTTCAGTAATATTGTAATCATTTAATTCAAACCACTTAATCATTCTTTCAAAGTGTGTAGTTCCTCTTACTTCTAAATGAGGTATAGTATCTAATGTTTGTGTATATACTCTACCAATCATTTCTTTTGTAATTACTTTCTTTTTCATAATTTTTATTATTTTTTGTTAAGTTAACATTTATAAACCAACCCCTACAACCCTTTTGGGTATTGAGTTGTAGAGGATGATTTATGATTTGTGTCACTACGTTATTTTATTAAGTTTTGTAAATCAGTAATAACACATAGGTATCTATGTATTTCTGTATGTTTTACCTGTATCCATTTACATTCGGTAGGTGAAACTCTAGATGGATTTCTATAATGATAGTGGTCAATTTCGTATTCTAATTGATAGATACGTTTTTGATACTCTTTACAAAGGTTTGTAATACCATTTACTAATTCATCTTTAGGAGATAATCCTGTTGTGAAATCAAATAATTTTTCCATTTTGTTTTATTTTATGTTGTTTAATTGTGTTTCTAAAAATGTTGATAAGGTTTCTAACCATTCAATCTTTTGTTCAATTTCCTCCGCGGTTTTTTTAGAACGGAGTGTTTTGTATTTCGTTGAATTAAATCTTAGTGCCCTATATTCTGATTTGGTTATACTCAATTGATTTTCTAACCATTCTTTTAATTGATTTTCCATTTTACTTTGTGTTGTTTAATAAATTCTCTAATTGTGTTGTGTAAAACCCTATTTTCATATGTAGTAGTTCTAAATCCTTTTCGGTTCTTTCTATGTTTTCGGGTAACCAATTTTCTGAGTATTTGTAACTACGGGCCATATTATCAAATCTCCATTGATAATTTTCTAAGTGTTGAGTTAGATACCTTTCTAATTCGACTACTAATTGTTTTTCGTTGTAATGTTGTTTATTTACCATTTTGTTTTAGTGTAGGTCACCACCCTTTGTTTAATTATTATTTGAGATTGGATATATTTCCAACCCCTTTACTTCATAAAGATACGATAATTATTTCAATCTACCAAATATTTATATGAAAAACATATGAAAAACATATAATATACACATAATCAATGAATTATACATTAAAAATACCTAAATTCATAACTTATTGATTATCAATGAGTTACGTTTTTTACCCCTTTTTATCAACCATTTATGTATATAAAAATTTATGTATATATAACCCATTGATAAAGGACACAAAAAAACCCATTAGGCTTTAATTAACGGGTCTTTGTTCCCTTTGGGGTTACTCCCTTACTTTTATATTTGAGGGTTCACGATTAGGTTATTTCCTATTTTATGAGGATTTTTATTATCTACCTTGAGAACGATATGCTTTTGGTCTCGGTG